TGTGGCTCTCCACGACTGTTGAAATAAGGAATAATTTGCTGAAATGATTGAATATCTTGAGGACGAATTTCATAATTTTCACCAGCAGACTGACGATACCAAAATCTGAAAAGACCGCGTGGGACATCACCAAATCTTCCATCGGCAAATCTAACTGAAACACGATCTCGATCACGTGTTATTACACTAAAAATATTTCTTATATTTCTATTCAAGGAATTGAATATGACATTTGATCCAACAGTTGCCTGTACTTTAATCCAATCGGATATAACCGCACCATTATCATCTATTTCTTGTACCCATACATCAACATCATTGATATTATCAAAATCCAAATTAACAACTCTATTTTCCAAAGGAACATCAAATCGATAATCCTGATAAGCAAGTCGTCCCTGTTTAAAATAGAAAAAGAAACCAGTATTCTGGCTCGCATTACCAAGCCCGTCGTTACGATATATAAGATTGTATTGTTCAAGTGGATTAGGATTTCTTTCTAAAAATCTTTCACCATCTATGAAATCGGGATTAACAAGTTCAAACGGTAATCCATTACCATCTATGGATGCCGTAAATGGCATCACAGTTCTTGGTATGATGGCATTTTGCATCTGATAGAGTTGTGTTCTTATACCGCCAATTGTTCCACTTTTTGTTGGCCGTCCAAACGGATTCGTTGAAACAAATGAACTATTCATTATTAATATAAATTGTTCAAACCAATCTGGATTATTCGAATCATTCCATTGAATGGTCAAATTGGCCAAATTTATACCATTTGAATCTATTATATCTTCATCGGTAGAAATTCTATCTATTTTCAAAAATCCCTGTGAAGCAAAATTACGTTTAGGATGATAGCTTATCAATCTGGCCAAACGTAAAACGCTTTCTCTACGTTCTGCCGAATCTATAAAATTTTCTCTTGCATTCAAATCAATACGAAATGCCAATGATTGACCCAAATATGCCAACAAATCTATCAATGCGACAAATTCTGACGATTCTATCCAATCGTTGAAATCTTCGGGAAAATTAATTCTTATGTAATCGACCATGGCGGCTCTGATGCTATCAAAGTCATATGCTGAAAAATTTACTTCACTAAAAGTCCTATATATGACTTGCCAATCTTCTGCCGAAAATAAAGTAGTTTGTCTTTGTGATTGTGACATTATTATAATTCCGTTGTTTGTCTTTCAGATGACCGTCTATCAAAACTTGCCGTGAATGTTTCAACAATATCAAACGGTCTATATAAGAGATCTGCTCTTATTTCAAATCCATGTTCATGCTCAATAACTCTCGTCGATACTGTTTCGACTCTGCTATCGCTGTTTAAAATTCTTTCTGCGTCCTTTATTATTAAATCCTTATTCCCTTCAGTTAAAGGTTCAAATAACATATCCCATCCAATGAAACCATAATTTGGATACATTAGACGCTCACCTTTGTGGGTATAAAAATGATTTAATAAATCTCTTTTGATAAGACTCATGTCAACTAATCGATTATTTGTTTGATCTCGATCTATTGTACTAAATCCATAAAAAATATTTTTTTGTGCTGCTCTTGCCATCGAAGTTATTTATTCTTTGCCAAAAACTATCATTTTAATTCCATGTTTCGAAATGAAGAAACTAAACACATAACCGGTTGATTCGTCTTAGCATGTTCATTTTCTGGTTGACGATTAACCATTTTATGTTATGGTCATGGAAATGGAGACATACTATGGTTGAATTTTACCGAAATGGAGTACCAACGTATGAAGTTGTCGTTCAGGCAGATTCGTTTGGCGACACGTGGTATATTGCCGGATTATGCTCATCTCTCGTCGATGCCTTTGATTTGGCGAAGACGTATGATGATCATCCGAAAATCCACTGGCGAGTCGTAAGTTCGGTCTATACCGAATCTAATGGACAATACATGGATCAAATCATCCGTCGTTCAAAGGATGGCCGCATGTGGAAGCGGTCAAAAACTGTGCCAATCACAAATGAAATTGCTCGTGAATTGCAAAAACATCTAGCCAACCGAGCACAAGCAGAAGATTTTCATCGTCGTCAATTGCGACAAATTGAAAGTCGAAAATTGGCACTGATTCGACGCAACTTTATACTAACAATTACCGTCACAGTCAGTTTACTGATCACCATATTTGGTGGAATCGGGATATGGATTATGATGGGACAATAGGATCAGACATTTCTTATTTGTCCCCATTCATATCTCCCAGCAATATATGTGCCATTTTTGTTTGGGCCGGGCTGACGATTTCCATTTGAGCGGTATGATACGTGAACCCATCGAGAACCGGAGGTACCTAATTCATTTATCAATTGATCATATTGTAAATTATCTCTTATCCATATGGCCAATTCATATGTAGTTTTACCATTTCTTGGCTGTATATCAACGGCCTGCCCGGTAACATGCTGACTTGTCCCACTACCACCAACGATAGAATTTAACTTTGGTCCTCGATACCCACTGGTAATACGAATTGGGCCAAATCCATCAACAATGGCATCCAATACATTTGTCGCAAGTGATCTTAAATTTCTTAATACAAATTCATCTTCTGGACAATTTGATATTCCGTTTCTTTCTGCCGATGTCGATGCAATCAAATCCCCAAGTGTAAAATATTTACTTATTTTCAATGACGTATCACATTCAGAAATTTGATTTTCTTGAGGACCACACGCACCATCATAGATAATTTCTGTTCCATACTTCTTTTGAATTTCAGATATGAAATCTTCTGATGGGAGTTCCATGCCCATTCTATATAAAGATCCTTGTATTTGTTTTTGAACATTTATTGTTTCAGATGAATAACGCTTAGTTGCATCAACATAATTGTTTTTAATTTGTTCACATCTATCTGCTATTGATCCGTATATACAACGAGAAAATAATTTTCCATAAATTCCCATACTTTCGGCCGAATTACGAGCATCCTTTATTTTTCCACCATTTATGAGCGATGCCAACTCATTGATAGATTCACCATTCGCAACCATCGCAACTAATGAATCAAATTCTTGTTGAGTTATTTCTTCACGAACAGTGGATTTAACTTGCCTTTCATATCTATTTGATATTATTTGCTCGAAACGTTTCCAAGATTCATTTTCAGTTTCTCCATATTTGAAACGATCATCATCATATGATATTGCACTTTCAGTAGAATCTTTATCATATCCGAGACGACCGTCTCTGACAAAACTGGTAAATTCTCTTGATGCAGCGATTAACAATTTCCCTCTATTGGAGGTTCTTAGCCCACTTATTGGTTCTGAAATTCCACAATTCCCATCATCACGATCACCTTCACCTTCATATTCTTCATCTTGTGTCGTTGTGGGCAATGGACCAACATTGGCGGCCGTTCCACGTAAGCCAGGATTACTTCGTACCGTATGAACAGGCCATGGCTCTCTTTCTGGTACTCGTGTTGTTATAGAAGATGTAATAATATTATTATCAGGTAATTCATTTATTTCTGGCTCTTCAGCCCGTACTCCTCTGCCACTATTCATATGAATTAATGCAGCATCTTCACTATATTCGCCAGCAACGCTTGTTCTAAAATCCCCATCTGTGCTATCATAGATTCCACGCAAGGCCGTTCGATGTATTTTACCTGTACTCAATACCTTTATATCTGATTGATTTGTTTTTACATTTATTGCTCTTTCTGCTTCTATATTAACATCTCGACCGGCTCGCATATTAATGTCTACATCGGCAGATAAACTTATAGATTTTGAACCATATATGTCAACATGACCATCATTATTCAATTCTATCCAAGTTTTTCCATCTCGACTTATTGCATATACATGACCATGAGTTTCGGATAATAATATTTGTGTACCCGATTTTGTTCTTAATCGTATCAACTGACCAGTTGGATTATCATCCATGACAAATTGATTACCACCAGGAGATAATAATCCTAACACTCGGCTTATGTTTTCTCGTCTAGCTGATGAAGTTGATATTCCACGTAAACTATCTGCCAATAACCCCTGTCTTGCTAAACCTTCATGTAATGGTCGATATTCCGGACGAATATACGAATCTGCATTTGGTGCATCTCTACTATCTCGAAATCTATTATATTCTGATACTGGTGGCACAAATCCACCATCCTGTTTTGGCTCTTGAAAAGAATTTCCTGATGCTAAACCTGGAACCATATGATTCATATATTGATGATATATACAACCTAACCAAAAACCTTTATGTGGATTTCCATTGGCAAACCCAACAAGGACATCAACGCCCTTATCCGGCGGTATAGCCCACCATCCATATGATTGTTGCGTATCTTCCATTTCAGTACCATTTTTGACATTTCCGCGATTACCTTCAAAATCTGCATATGGATTGGTGGCACCGGCAAATGGACTCAAATAACTCACAATATGCCAATTTCGTTCATCATCAGGATCACCGCCAAATTCTTCTATATAAACCCT